GCAAATGCTGTTTATAACCTTCTTCTCATCATCACTGGAAGTATTCTTGGATCTGGTGGAACAGGTGGCACATCGGGAGAGGATGGTACTCCTGGTGGAGACGCTTTGTATATCAATGTAAACGCTGGACAAGTCACTGTAAGGACTTCTGGTGCCTCTGCTGAAGTCTACGGTGGTGGAGGCGGCGGAGGCGGCGGTGGTCGTGGTGGTGATGGCGGTGCAGGGAGTATAACAACAACTGGAACTGATTATTGGGCAGATACTGGTTGTGTTGGTAACAATATGCCTTGCCAATATTCTCCAAACTTCAACTCCCCAATCCCTTGTGATAGAGAAGCATGTAACGCTATTAGATCGTGTGGTGACGGTGAAAACTACACCTTATGGCAGAAAGAGTGTTGGCATGATTGGTCAGTGACTGTGAATTATGCTGGTGGAATAGGTGGAGATGGTGGAACGGGTGGAAATGGACAAGGTTATGGGCAGGAACAAACCCGCGGGGAAGAAGGATTCGAAGGAACTCTACCAGAATTCGATGCAAATGGTAATACTGCTGGTGGACAGGGCGGCCATGGTGACTGGGGCGGATGGGGTGGAGATTGGGGCGAACCAGGGGAAGACGGCTTTGAGCTTAGAGACGGCACCAGAGGTATAGATGGTAATGTTACCAATGGAAGTGAAGGTGGAGAAGCTGGAGAAGGTGGAGCAGCAGGCAGAGCAGTTGCTGGATCTGGTTATGTTATTGATGCAAATGGAGTAGATTCTGCTTACAGGGGTGCCAAATAAAACCTATATAAATTAGATTATTACCACATTATGAAATATAAAATTAACAAGATTTTGCCTGCTCAAATTGAAGTTGAATTTGAAAATCAACATCGGGCAATGGTTTTTATCAATCCTGATGCAACTCCAGAAGAGATTGATGTTGCAGTATCCAAATATGATTCTGACTTTCGACCAGATCCAGAAACTCTAATCAATAGAAACATCTCTGTCGGAGAAGAGAGAGTTTCAAAGCAGAAAATAGAAGAAGTTGAAAAAGTTGTAGAGGAAGATGAGGAAGAATTTATTCCCTTCTACAAGAAATCTTTATATGGTGGATTACCTCTACCAAGTTTTCACAAAGATCAGATCATTATATCATATGTAATGGCAGATTATTTCATCGAGAAATATAATGATGATACATTAAAAAAAGAACTTGATAAGAAGGTAGAAGAATATATTTTAAAGAATGACATTACGATAGAAAAAGCACTAGAAAGTCTAATGTATGAAGATGTTAATCTAATAGTTGATCTTGCTGAACAGGAGTTATTGAATGAACAACAGTGAAGAGATACAAAAAGCAGTAGATAGAATGAAGATATGTTTACAATGTGAACACTTCTTCAAACCCACAAAGCAGTGTAAAAAGTGTGGTTGTTTTATGCCTATCAAAGTGAGAATGCCTGGACTACATTGTCCTATTGACAAGTGGTAGAAATCCCTGTAGACTACCTTTGTCCGGGTTGAAGAGATAAATTATGAAGCTTCATAATAATTTTATAAGAGGCAGTGAGATTTCTCTTATCAAGAATGCATTTTTAGGTGGTGGATTAGCATGGTTTTATAATCCATCAGTTGTTTTTACTGATGGTAAAATTGATTATCCAGATAATTATCAATTTACTCATAGATTTTATGATAATGACACCATAGTCAGTGATTATATAAAATTACTTTATCCTATTATTGATAAATTAAATCCAAAATCTTTAATAAGAATTAAAGCAAATTTGATTCCTAGAACTGAGAAAATAATACAGCATCAATATCATACTGACTATGACTATGAAGGAGCAAAGACTTCTATATTTTATGTGAATACAAATAATGGATATACTTTGTTTCGTAATGGAACTAAGGTTGATAGTGTAGAAAATAGATTAGTTACTTTTGACTGTAAAGAAGAACATACTGGAACTACTTGTACTAACGAAAAGATAAGAGTTGTTATAAACTTTAACTATTTCTAACCAGTTAGGAAACTGTCACAGAGACCATCGGTAGAGGTCCCTTTCTGCTATAATAGTCCTATACGCGATGAGGACTGTGATGCAACTCCGACCCCACCAGCAGGACGCACTGACTGCCATGCTGGCACACGACAAGGGTCAGGTCATCGTTCCTACGGGCGGTGGTAAGACCATGTGTATGATCAAGGATTCTCAAGAATATCTTGATGCTTGCGATCGTGGTATTGTTGTTGTTGTTGCTCCTCGCATCCTGCTTGCTGAGCAGTTGTCTGCTGAGTTTCTTGAGTTTCATACTGACGTTGCAGTGATGCACGTTCATAGTGGTGAGACTCATCACTTCAGCAGCACCAAACCTTCCATTATCCGTAATTGGAGTCAGCAAGCATACCGTAAGCAACTGATCTTCACCACCTATCACTCTCTTCCTCGCCTGATGGAAGCAGAGATCAATGTCGATTGCATTTACTTTGATGAAGCGCATAACTCTGTCCAGCGTAATTTCTTCCCTGCCACGGAGCATTTCTCTTCTACTGCTACTCGCTGCTATTTCTTCACTGCTACTCCTAAGCATTCTCTCACTGTTTCCAAACCTGGGATGAATGACCCTGAGGTCTACGGTAAAGTGATCTGCAACGTTCCTGCTCCTAAGCTTGTGGAAGAAGGTTATATCCTTCCTCCCAAGGTTGTGGTGAAGCAACTGGATATGGTTCAGGACAAGCAGATGATCGCTGATCGTGATGCACAGAACCTGCTGGACACCATTGACGACAACAATTTGGATAAAATCCTGATTGCTGCTCGTTCTACCAAGCAGATTGTCAAACTGCTGGCAGAATCTGACTTCCGTAAGGAACTGGCAGAGCGTGGTTACTCCTGCATGTATATCACCAGCAAGACGGGTGCCATCATCGACGGTCAGAAAGTTGACCGTGAGCAGTTCTTCGATACTCTCAACGCTTGGGGCAAGGATCCCTCTAAGAAGTTCGTGGTGCTTCATCACTCCATCCTGTCTGAGGGTATCAACGTCAGCGGTCTGGAAGCAGTCCTGTTCATGCGTAACATGGACTACATCGGTATCTCCCAGTCCATCGGGCGTGTGATCCGTCTGGGAGGCGCTCAGAAGACGTTTGGACTGGTCTGTGTGCCTGTCTACGATAAAGTGGGCATCAGCACTGCCAAGAGCGTCCAAGCGGTCGTTGACACCGTTTTCAATCAGGGTATGCCTGCCGTGTCTGTGGTCCGCCGCTGAAACTGGCACACTCTGCCCCAACACCACCCCAACTCTGCTATAATACATAGGTAATCAAAGGAACACCACCATGAAGTGCAAAGTTCAACTCTATGTCGCTGGTAAAGTTTTCTATGAGACTGTTCATGCCCGTGACTATCAGGAAGCACGCGAAGTAGCACTGGCACGCAATCCTAATGCCCGTGTTGTCAGTGTTAATGCTTGTTTCTTCTGATGGCATTTCAGAAACCTTTCATTGAGCGTCCTGGTGTACTAGATGACAAAGCAGGAGATCCAGAAGGGTATGTAACAAATGATGGCATGTGGGCTGCTGTTCCTATTATAGGACACAAATCATTTGCCATCATTCACAATGGTTCTGTTGTCCATGAGGCACGGAACTACACTTCTGCCAGATCCTACATTTCCAAAGAAATCAAAAAATCTAAGAAAAAGTAGGGTAAATAGTAACAACAGGAGGCAATTATGAACGAAAAACACGAAAAGCGTAGAGATGCACTTGGTTTGTTTTACGAAAGCGTATTGAAACCAGATTCAGAACTGCGTCAGTGTGCTCACAATCAAGAGTGTTTTCATGAGTTGATGGAGTGGAGGGATGAAATCATCCGTTATTTGGATGAGCGTAGGGTTCAGGAGTTCCACTGATGGATCCTCAATACATATTTTTTCTACTCTTTGCAGTAGCAGCATATTTCATCGTCACAGATGAGAGTGTTGCTGCTGCTTTTTATTATGTAATTGGCATCATAACAAACTATATCAGAGGAAGAGTATGGTTAGTTACAAATGATCCACGTAATCCTGTGGTAAAATATCTAATATATCGTCGTTCCCTCAAATTAGCAAGGGAGTTGACGGCAAAAATAAATAACCACATAGAGAATAACAAGGGCTGATATGTTATCCACACAATATCGTCTTCGACTTGAAGGCATTTGTAAGAAGATTGCCTTACAAGAAGAAGTAGGTCTTGAAGACATGGTGTGGGCAGAGAAACTTGCGAAGGCAAATACTTCTGCCAGAGAGATGCTTAAAAGAGCAAGAGGTCGTGCTGCTAACCCTAATATGGTTGAGGGTAGTATGGACGACTTTATGAATAAGATGGGGCTAGGTGATCCTGACCCATCAAATCATCGCACTGGTTTTGGTAGTGCTGATGAGATTGTAGATTGGTTTAACCAAGACAAACCTGAGGATTGGAGGCAACGTGACTGAAACAGCAGTAATTTATTCTAACGGAAGTCAAGAATGTGAGCGCATGAGTATGCTGCTCGAAGCACTTGGTGGTGAGTTTCTTGAGTATAGACTCAATGAACATTTCACTCAAAGAGGATTTGAGGCAGAATTTGGTACAAATGCTGAATACCCACAAATCAATATTGGTTATAGGCATATTGGTAGTATGAAGGAGACACTACACTTCTTGTGTTCTGAAGGTATCATATGAACTTTGAATTGACGCTGGATGATTATACTTTGATATTAAATGCCCTTCACTACTACAAGAAGGTAGAGAAGGTCGGTGCATTCCAAAAATACGACGAAAAGGCAATTAATAATTTAAGGGATAAGATGTCTAAGCAACTTATACCCAGTGAGTTTAGTTTTGATGAATATAACTCTATCATAAACAAATGACCTACGAAGAGTTTATTCACAAGGGCACCGATTTCTATATGGATATGGTGCGTCTTGTTGATATTAAACTTAAATATCGTATGGATTTCACTGATGAAGAGAAGGAAGTGAAAGATCATATCATGGAGTTTCAGAAGCAAATTAAGATAAATGAGTTAAGAGATCGCTTT